GAAGTCACATGGGAAAGTAGGATTTTTGTCCATAGAAAAGTCGGAGGAAGAGGCTGATTCTCTGTATGAAAACACAGTCGAATTTTTGTTGAGTATTGCAGGATAATTGGTAAGTTATTTTCGTATATCAAGCACATGATACAGCTAGGAGCGATTCTCAGGTGTAATATGTAAAATGGCTTGATTTTCTTTAATTGATTTTTGTGATTGTGTGCAATAATCTGTATAGTTTACAGATATGTTGCCGCTTGACCAGGAACGAATGATTGACCCAAGCCTTGGCAGATAACAAGATGGTAGTAGAGCGATGCACCAAAAATGTGATCGACAACGCCGTATCTTGTAAGCAAACCAACGCGTGGAGAGAAGTCGTTTGGACCGATTGTACGTTGTACCATAACAGGGATGTATGGGCAGTACAAGATACCACTGTCGTAGTATTCTGTGCCTTTGTATCCAAGTAGCGCATAATCAACTGGTTTGCTTCTTGTTGAAGCGTAGCCACCACCTGCATTTGATGCGGTGTAGCCGCCATTTAATTGGGCTTCTGTACGAGTATCACGATAGATCTGGAAACGACCACCGATCGAACCGACCTTTGCAATACCAACTGGTGCAGTGTTAACACTTCCTGTTACAGGCTGCCATGTGAAAGTTGGAAGAGTCTCGAGAATAGCGCAAATACGAGGTGTTGCAATAATGAAATTAGCAGCACCACGACGATTGCGGATAGCAACACGGTTAGCCTCTACAATAATTCTATTGTAGAAATCACGTGCACGCTCTCCAGACCAACGACCGTCAGCAGAAATAGCAGACCAAACAGAGTAACCAGTACCAGGACCAGCATTGAGACAGACTTGAATCATACGTGCGATCATCTCGCGGTCGATTTCAGCCTGTATTTCATATGACATGGTGTTAGTAAGCTCAGCATCGATATCGATACCATTCATGTTCTTAAGATCTTGTTCGAGCTCAACTGACCATTTAGCTGCCAATCTACGTGTGGTAGCTTCAACTGCAGTCTTCTCAAACGAAACTGTAACTTGTGGAATTCTTGAACTGAGTTCAAATTGGCTGATTAAAGCTCCTACACCTGCGTCTTCAGCGATATTATCCCATTCAGCATTACCTGAAAGCAATGCTGAGGATGTACCTGTGAATGCAGTATTGAGGTAGTTGTAACCAAGCTCTTTCCCTGTAGAAATGGCAGTGTTGCCACCTGTTCCGGGTCCACATGCTCCGCCGTTATTAATGCTACCGTCACCACAATTGAACGAACCGTCACCGAGGGCGGTATCTTCGTATTTGTAGCGCATAGCAAAGGCGAGTCCAACCGGTCCTGTCATTGGTTGTACACCAACGATCTCATTTGTGATGAGTTCAGGGAATGTACGACGAATCATAGGAATAAGAACTTTTGGCAAACGAGCATCACCTTTAGCATAAGTGTCTCCACTAAATTGATTAGGTGTATTTGCGTTTGTTGTACCAAAAACTCCGCCAGATTGTGCCACGTTAGCCTCATTTAAGCACCATTTTTCTTGGTTCTCCAAGAGAATAGCGGTATTTAAGCGAGTTGTTTCGTTAGAGATTGCTCCAACTTTGTCGGAATTGAAATCCAATACTGGTGTCCATTTCTCAACAAGAGTTTCAGCGTAATCTTTGTTAATGTGCATGATATTAGCCATAGTTTTTTTGTCTCCTTTGTTTGTTTATTGTGAGTGAATTTATCTAGTGAAACGTTGTCCACTAATTTTCTTCATCTCGTTCAGATAGCCGCTTACACTTTCAACTTTTTCGGTGTCGCGCTCGATCTCATTGTTAAAATTAATTTTTTCTTCTATTATTTCTGGTCTGTCTATTGCAGTAGAAATTGTTGTTGAGTCTGTTAAAATTTCTTCTTGAGCAGCTTCAATTTCTTGTTCTGCTTCCTTTTCAAACATTTCAACAACATAGTTAAAATTCTCTTCGATGTATTCTGGGGTTTTGTTTTTCAACAATTTGTTAATAAATTGTTTTTTTGTTGCAGTCATGTCAGATGTTTTATTTTCTAACAAGATTGAAGCATTAGCTTTTTTGAGTTGATGGTTTAAAGTAGCATTTTCTTTTAAAGATGCATTTAACTCTGATCTAAGTGAGTCAATTGTTTTTTTACCATCAATGAGAGCTTCCTTAATTTCAGTATCAACGAACTCTTCAGTAACTCCCACAATTTTGCGAATGTCTTGAATTTGTTTCTGAGCACGAATATTTTCTACTGCTTCAGAAATTTGATCTTTCGGAATTGTTTTATCCAAATACAAATCAACATAATTAGAAATTTCTTCTACTATTTTTTCTTGAAACGCTTTGGCTTCAACGTTAATTTGATTTTCGTATTTCTCAATAACTTGCTTAAGCATTTCGGTGTGCTTAACGTCAATGTTTTTTACCAATTTTTGAAGCTTTACTGCATGGTCAGTATCAATTGCTTCCAAAAGTTTTTTTAATTTTGAAGAATGATCTATATCTATTTTTTCAATAATATTATTAAGCTTTTCTGTATGATCTTCATCAATCTTTTCAATAACTACATTTAATTTTTCTGTATATTCTTCATCTAACTTTCGAGTTATGTTTTCTTTTTCTAACTCAAGATGCTCATTAAATTTTTGAGTTTCGGC